TCCGTGGAGACTACGCCAGCCGCATGAACGGGTACGCCACGGCAAGGCAGAACGGATGGATGAGCGCAAACGACATCCGTGAACTGGAGAACCTCGACCGCATCCCGACAGAGGACGGCGGCGATCTCTACCTCGTAAACGGCAATATGCTCCCGCTGTCACAGGCGGGCGCTTTTGCAGATACAGAAAACAACGGAAAGGAGGACGAATCCGATGAAGAACAGGAAGTTCTGGAATTGGAAAAATCAGACGGACGAAGAACCGTCCGCAGAGCGGATCCTTGAACTGTACGGCACGATAGCCGAGGAAAGCTGGTTTGACGATGACATCACTCCGGCAATGTTCAAGGAGGAGCTTTTCGCGGGCAGCGGTCCCATCACCATCTGGATCAACTCGCCCGGCGGGGACTGCATCGCAGCCAGTCAGATTTACACCATGCTGATGGACTACAAGGGCGATGTGACCGTAAAAGTGGACGGCATCGCGGCGTCTGCGGCATCGGTGGTCGCTATGGCGGGTACGAAGGTGCTGATGGCTCCTACCGCTCTGATGATGATCCATAACCCGGCAACGATGGCGTTCGGCGATCATGCGGACATGGAAAAGGCAATCGATATGCTCTCCGAAGTCAAGGAAAGCATCATCAACGCTTACGAGATCAAGACGGGGCTTACGCATACGCAACTCTCGCACATGATGGACGATACCACCTGGATGAACGCCAAGAAAGCCATCGAACTTGGATTTGCGGACGGTATCTTAACGGATGAAAAGCGCGAATCCGCAGCGACAGCCGAGGGTTACGAATTCGCCGCGTCAGCGGTGGAACGCTCCCTCATCAATAAGATTTCCGGCAAGGCGAAGGTCAAGCCGGAGAAGAAACCCGAAGGACGCCCGGTCGATGAACTGAGGGCGTCTCTTTACAAAAAACTGCTTTAAGCAAGGAGGATTTTACCATGACTATTACAGAGATGAGAAACAAGAGAGCCAAGCTGTGGAACACGATGGAAGGATTCCTCGATACCCACAGAAACGACATGGGCGTCCTTTCCGCAGAGGATGACGCCACCTACTCCAAGATGGAGCATGACCTGGACAGTCTCACCAACGAGATCAAGCGCATGGAGCGCAGGGACGCCATCGAAGCGGAACTGAGCAAGCCCGTGAACCAGCCGATCACCGAGGCTCCCGAAAGGGCTGCGTCCATCAAACCTGACAAGGTCGGCAGAGCATCCGATGCCTACAAGGAGGATTTTGACCGCCATCTTCGCGGCAAAATACTCGTTCACAATGTGCTGTCCGAGGGTACGGACGCTGACGGCGGCTACCTCGTGCCGGAAGATTTCGAGCGCGACATCGTGACCGCTCTTGAGGAAGAGAACGTGATCCGTTCCCTTGCCAAGGTCATCACCACACAGCATGAACGCAAGATTCCCGTTGCCACGGGACACTCTACCGCACAGTGGACTGCGGAGAACGCCGCGTACACCGAAAGCAATCCGACCTTCGGTCAGAAGCAGATCGATGCTTTCAAGCTGACTGACCTTTGCCGTGTGAGCGTGGAGCTTCTGCAGGATTCCGCATTCGACATCGAGGACTACCTCATGAAGGAATTTGCCAGAGCCTTCGGCATTGCCGAGGAGGAGGCGTTCTGCGTGGGTACCGGCACCAACCAGCCTACGGGTATCTTTACCGCAAGCGGCGGCACGGTCGGCGTTACGGCAGCGGCGAACAACGCCATCACTGCGGACGAACTTATCAGCCTTGTGTATGCGCTGAAGTCCCCGTACCGCAGGAACGCAAAGTTCCTCATGAACGATGCGACCATCTCCGCCATCCGCAAGCTGAAGGATCAGAACGGCGCATACCTGTGGCAGCCTTCGCTCCAGGCGGGTCAGCCCGACAGACTGCTCGGCTACGACCTTTACACCTCGCCTTATGTTCCGACTATGGCGGCGGGTGCGCTTACCGTGGCGTTCGGCGATTTCAAGAACTACTGGATCGGTGATCGCGCAGGGCGTACCGTGCAGAGACTCAACGAACTTTACGCTACCAACGGTCAGATCGGCTATGTGGCTACAGAGCGTGTGGACGGCAAGGTCATCCTGCCGGAGGGCATCCAGCTTCTGAAGATGAAGACGGCTTAAGGGAAAGGAGGCGGCGGTGATGGATACTCTGCTTGAGAAAGTAAAAGCAAATCTGATTCTTACGCATTCGGCGGATGATGAACTGCTGGAAGGCTACATTACTGCCGCCGTTTCCTATGCGGAAAGCTATCAGCACATTGCGGAGGGTTACTACTCGGAGAACGCCATGCCTGCGACCACGGAACAGGCGGTCATCATGCTGGCAAGCCACTTCTATGAGTCGAGGGACGGCTCCACGGGCGGTTTCTTCGCTGACAACACGAATGCGGCGCAGCAAGTATGGAACACGGTCAACCTCCTTCTTCGGCTCGACCGGGATTGGAAGGTGTGACTATGAGCTTCGGAAAGATGAATACCTTTATCTCTATCGTGGAAAAGCAGTTCACGCAGGACGATGAGGGCTTTAAGACGGAAACGGATGTGACCGTTGCGGAGGTACGCGCTTACCGGGAAGGTCGGCACGGCAGCGAGAAATGGGCAAATATGGCCACCTACTCGACCGCCACCGACCTTTTCCGTTTTCGCGTGATACCCGGCGTTACGGTCACCACGGAAATGAAGATACTCTGCAGCGGGCATACCTTTGAGATCACTTCCGTGGAGAATGTGAAAGGCAGAGGTATGTACCTTGAGGTGCTGGGGACGGAGGTGAAAAAGAGTGGCTAAAGCGACATGGAAAATGCCGGAGGAGTTTCTTATGAAGGTTTCCAGGCTTGCGGACAAAACTGACACCATCATTCCAAAGGTTCTGGAGGCGGGTGCTGAAGTCGTGGAAAACAGGGTGCGTTCCAACCTATCATCCGTTATCGGGACAGGTACGAAGGAGCCGTCACGTTCCACGGGTCAGCTTTTGTCCGCTCTCGGAACATCACCTGCCCTGCAGGACAGAAACGGCGATTTCAATGTGAAGGTCGGCTTTGCCGAACCGAGGTCTGACGGCGATAGCAATGCCAAGATAGCGACCGTTCTCGAATACGGCAAAAGCGGACAGCCTGCAAAGCCGTTTTTGAAGCCTGCGAAATCGGCATCGAGGAAGGCTTGCATTGATGCGATGAAGGCAAAACTGGAATCGGAGGTGAACGGCATATGAGCCTGTTATCTGAAATCAAGGCTGCGGTCACGGACTGCGGTCTTTCCGTGGAGACAGGCGTGTTTTCCGATGAGCCGCCGGATGAATATGTCGTGGTGACTCCGCTGGCAGACACCTATGAACTTCATGCGGACAATGCTCCTGGATACGAGACGCAGGAGGCGCGGCTCTCCCTGTTCTCCAAGGGGAATTATATGCAGCGCAGGAAGCAGCTTTGCATTGCGCTCCTTGCCGCTGATTTTACGGTCACGGACAGGCGGTACATCGGACACGAGGACGATACCGGCTTCCACCACTACGCCATTGACGTGGCGAAACTTTATGAAACGGAGGATTGAACAATATGGCTACAATCGGTCTTGATAAACTTTACTACTCCAAGATCACGGAGGATACAAACGGCAACGAAACCTATGCGACTCCCGTGTCCCTTGCCAAAGCAATGACTGCGGAACTTTCCGTGGAACTTGCGGAGGCTACACTCTATGCGGATGACGGCGCGGCGGAGGTCGTGAAAGAGTTCCAGAGCGGGACGCTCTCCCTCGGTGTGGACAATATCGGTCTTGCTGTGGCGGCAGACCTTACCGGGGCTGTCGTTGATGAGAACGGAGTGCTTGTTTCCGCATCCGAGGACGGCGGCGATCCCGTAGCTATCGGTTTCCGTGCGAAAAAGGCGAACGGCAAGTACCGCTATTTCTGGCTCTACCGCGTAATCTTCGGCATTCCCGCCACGAACCTTACCACCAAGGGAGAAAGCATCGAGTTCTCTACGCCTACCATTGAGGGTACGGTTTACCGCAGAAACAAGGTGGACGCTCTCGGCAAGCATCCGTGGAAAGCGGAGGTGTCCGAGGACGATACGGGCGTGACCGCAGAGACGATCACCGGCTGGTACACGAGTGTCTATGAACCTTCCTATGAAGGACAGGGTTAAGGAGGTAACGCATTATGGATGAAAGAAGCGCATTTGTAAAAATCGGCGATCAGGAGTACGAAATGCTCCTCACCACAAAAGCGACAAAGGAAATCGCAGGACGCTACGGCGGTCTGGAGAACCTGGGCGATAAGCTGATGAAATCCGAGAACTTCGAGATGGCGCTCGATGAGATCGTGTGGCTCATTACGCTGCTCTGCAACCAGACCATTCTTGTGCACAACCTCAAGCATCCGGATGAGAAAAAGCCGGAACTGACTGCGGAGGAGGTTGAGCTTCTCACCTCGCCGATGGAACTGACGGACTACAAGGACGCCATCATGGAAGCTATGTACAGAGGTACAAAGCGCAACGTGGAAAGTGAGCCTGATCCAAAAAACGCGCAAGTCGGGTAAGTGACGAGGAGTTATTTACCCGGCTTTTATATTACGGCATCGGTCAGCTTCATCTTTCGCAGGATGAGTTCTGGCTGATGCCGTTCGGTCTGTTTATGGATTTGTGGGAATGCCATAAGCAGTACAACGGCATCTCGAAGCCGAAACAGAATCTCACGATTGACGATGTTATCCCATACGGAATCTGACGGGAAGGAGGTAAAGACGCATGGCTGACAATTTCGGTCTGAAGATCGGCGTGGAGGGCGAGAAGGAATTTAAGAAGGCTCTTGCCGATATCAACCAGTCGTTCAAGGTACTCGGCTCGGAAATGAAGCTGGTATCCTCTCAGTTTGATAAGAACGACAAATCCGTGCAGGCTCTTTCCGCGCGGAACAATGTGCTGAATAAGGAAATCGAAGCACAGAGACAGAAAATCGAGACGCTGCGTTCCGCTCTCCAGAATGCGTCAGATTCCTTTGGGGAGACAGACCGCAGGACGCAGAGCTGGCAGATTCAACTGAATAACGCAGAGGCCGCTCTCAACGATATGGAGCGGGAACTTAGCGACAATAACGCCGCTCTGGAAGAGGCTAATTCCAACTACGGAAGAGCCGAGGACGCACTTGAGGACATGAACCGCGAAATGGACGATGTGACCGACAGTGCGGACGATATGGGCGATGAAATCGATGACGCCGGGGACGCCGCCGAAAAGTCCGAGAGCAAATTCAAGGGGCTTGGGACCGTGCTGAAATCTGTCGGCGCGGCAATGGGCGCGGTCGTGGTGGCCGCCGGAGCAGCCGCGATAAAACTCGGCAAGGAAGTCATTTCTGCCTATGCGGATTATGAGCAGCTTGTCGGCGGTGTCGATACGCTGTTCAAGGATTCCTCGCAGAAGCTCCAGCAGTATGCGTCGAACGCATACAAAACGGCGGGTATGTCAGCAAACGACTACATGGAAACCGTCACGAGCTTTTCCGCAAGCCTGATCTCGTCCCTGGGCGGCGATACCGAAAAGGCTGTGGAATACGCTGACATGGCCATCACGGATATGTCGGACAACGCCAACAAGATGGGTACCGACATGGCGTCCATACAGAACGCCTACCAGGGCTTTGCCAAGCAGAACTACACCATGCTCGATAACCTCAAACTCGGCTACGGCGGCACCAAACAGGAAATGGAGCGTCTTCTTGCCGATGCGCAGGCTATCTCCGGGGTCGAATACAACATCGATTCGTATGCGGATGTGGTCGAAGCCATCCATGTGATCCAGACGAGCATGGACATCACGGGTACGACCGCGCGGGAAGCAGAACATACCATTTCCGGCTCCATCAATTCCATGCAGGCGGCAATCCAGAACCTTGTTGTGGGATTCGGCAACGCCGATGCGGACATGGAGCAGCTTTGCAATAATGTCGTGGACGCATTCAAGGATGTGGTGGCAAATGTAACTCCGATCATTGAAAACATCGTATCTGCGCTACCTACCGCAACGGGCGCGCTGCTTGAAGCGGTGGCGGAGCTTCTGCCCACGCTTCTTCAGACGGTCACGGAGCTTTTCTCTCAGGTGCTTACCACGCTGCTGAATCTGCTGCCGAGCCTTATTCCGGCGGCGGTCGAGGCGGTCATGACGATAGTGAACGCCATTATAGAGAACCTTCCGCTCCTCATCGAAGCCGCCGTGCAGCTTATCGCTACGCTCGTGCAGGGTATCGGCGAGGCTCTCCCTACGCTCATCCCTGCGGCGGTACAGGCAATCGTGACCATCGTGCAGGGCTTGATCGAGAACCTCCCGATGATACTGGACGCAGCCCTTCAGCTTATTATGGGGCTGGCGCAGGGGCTCCTTGACGCGATCCCCGTCCTCGTGGCGGCTCTGCCGGACATCGTCACGGCGATTGTAGAGTTCATCATAGCGGCCATCCCGCAGATCATCGATGCCGGGATTCAGCTTCTGACTTCGCTCATCACGGCTCTGCCGGAGATCATCTCGGCAATCGTGGCGGCGATACCGCAGATCATTGATGGAATTCTGACCGCCGTCCTCGGAAGCATACCGCAGCTGATTGACGCGGGCGTCCGTCTGCTTGTGGCTCTGATAGAGAACCTGCCGACCATCATCACCACGATTGTGAACGCCATTCCTCAGATTATCACAAGCATTGTCAACGCACTCATCGGGAACATCGACAAGATCATCATGGCGGGTGTTCAGCTGTTCGTGGCTCTCATACAGAACCTGCCGCAGATCATCGTGGCAATCGTGAAAGCCGTGCCACAGATCATATCCTCCATCGTGAAGGGCTTTGCAGGCGGCGTGTCGCAGATGGCGCAGGTCGGCTTGAACCTTATCAAGGGTATCTGGAACGGCATCAGCGATGCAGCGTCCTGGCTGTGGAGCAAGGTCAGCGGTTTCTGCTCCAACCTCATGAGCAAGATCAAGGGCTTCTTCGGAATATCCTCGCCTTCCAGGGAGATGGCGTGGGTCGGCGATATGCTTACCCAGGGTCTTGCCGGAGGTATCGATGATTCGGCAAAGGTGGCGATAAATGCCGCGCAGGATTTGAATAAGGGCATCATGGATGTGATGAACGGGCTGGCGGATGATATGAAGACCGCCGTACCGAGTAATTTCAACCTTGATGCTGATGCGACCGTCCGCTCTGCGGTAAACGGGGCAACCGGTACGAACGGCGGCAGTTCCTACGGCTCACTCGTTTCGGTCGGTCAGATGATCGTCCGCAGCGAGGACGATATCCGAAGGATTTCACAGGAACTGTACGATTTGATACAGACAGGCTCCCGTGCGCAGGGACGCTTTTCAACGGCATAAGGAGGTAGGTTGAATGGGATTTATATACAACGATACATCTTCTGCGGATATGGGTCTGAAAGCACGGCTCACCTCCTGGCAGGTGTGCGGAAATCTCCGCAACTATACTGCGTCCATTCCAGGTAAGAGCGGCATCGCGGACTTCGGCGCGGATTTCGACTATAGGGAGATCAATGTATCGTGCAGCATCCCGCCGAAGAGAACCTTTGCGGCTCTCGTGTCGGTGCTGGACGATATCGCACTGTGGCTCGATCCTGCGGGCGGACTGAAACAGCTTATATTTGACGATGTGCCGGACAGGTACTTCATGGCAAGGCTCTCCGAGAAGGTGAACTGCGAGAGGCTGCTCATCCGCTCGGCGGGCAGCTTCGATTTGAAATTTCTCTGTCCCGATCCGTTTGCCTACGCCGTGGAGGACGAGGAATTTTCCATCACGGCAGCGGGTACGCACACGGTCAAACGAGCGAAAGGAAACATTGAGTCCCATCCCGTTTATCGCATCAAGGGCGTTATCACCTCCGGCGTGAACAACTACATCACCATCACCACGAACGGCTCACAGCTTAAGGTCGTGAACGCCGCGCTTGCGGCAGCGGAAACGCTGGTGGTCGATACTGACATGATGACGTC